AAGGATGAACCCGGCACGTTTGCGAACACCACGCTACCCGTCACGCCAATGCGAGAAGAGTTGCTTGCCGATCCAGAAATATTATTCGCAATTAAAGCCATGGTTCATCCTTCCGTTTTTTCTAATTTAATTAAGGACTAACCTCAAAATTTGAGGGCTGGTTCTTCATCAAATTGTGGTACTGCCTCTAGGACGAACTTGTAGCGTTTGCCCGTCTTGTTGAAGCGGATTGTTAAAAAGTCCTCTTCCTCGATGAGGGTATAGTCGCCGCGATCGTTTCTAAGGTGTAAGTCGCCGGTGTACACGTTAGCCCACCTTCTAGATTCTGAACCAAGATCGTAAGCAACGTCAGATGAAGGAAGTATGCTAGAATTTACTCTTGCCGTGAATGTTATCGTATCGCTAGTTGCATCTCCAAATGTCGTTGAACCAGAAACTGCAAGATCAGATGCAATCCAAAGAGAGTCTGAACCATTTGTTGTAAGCGCAGAGTTTCTTAGCACCTTTCCTGTTGTATCATCGAATAGAGCAACTGCATACAATGTTGATGATGCAGGACCTGTAACATCACCAACGCCTGTTGCTGAAAATGTTACTGCGCCATTTGAGGCAGAGGTTATTGAAATTTTGTTACCTGCAATGAACGCTGAAGTTCCATCAATGAGTGTCGTATGAGATCCTGAGAAACCAAGGCTCGCCGAGACGATGTTACCCTGGATGTTATTTGTGTGGAGGTTTGCATAGGATGCGATGGCAAAGCTGCCAGTTGCTGATGAAGTAGTTCGGGCAAAAGCGAACTCAACGTTCGTGTTGTCCCACTTGCTCATCACGTTATTTGCCCCCGAAATACCACCAATCCACCCCCTATCGCCAGCCATTTGAGCAATGGTTCCGGAAGCAAATCCTAGACCGATTACTTGATCCTTAACTTCAAGGTTTACGGTGTTTATTGTCGTCATCGCACCATTGACAGTAAGATCTCCGGGAATGACGACCCCACCGGTTGGTGAACCAACAGTGACCGTTGTTGCAGCACCACCGATACCAACAGTTGTTGCTGTTGTATTGAATAATGTTGCTGCTGAGGCAGATGTTGTTATGTCTCCACCATTGACTGCAACATCACCTTCGGCTGTGGCCCCGCCAGAATTATCTACATAAAAAACAGGAGTTCCTGATACAGCTACAGAAAATGGAACAAACCCATCAGGGATAATAGAAATTTGGGATGAAAAATCTTGTGTAATTGAATAGATTGAACCAGTAACAACTAGATCTCCACCAAAAGAGCTTTTTTGTTTTTGAGGAACCCCGCGTGACCCAGAAACAAAGAACGTCACATCATTTCCGGGCATTGATGGGAACAATGCTTGTGGGCGGTTTGCAACGATTACCGATCCAGAAACACCAATTACAGAATTAGATTGTACGCTACCTGATATGTGACCGACTAATGGCATAGAATATTCTCCTGAGATTTTCTCAGTTTTAAATATTCGTCAACGACAGCAATCAATCTTTGTCTAGCGGCTCTAGCATCATTTTATATTTTTTACCAGTGATGTTGTTAACAACACAGAGATAATCTTTCTCCTCAACAATTGTCCAATCTCCCCTATCGTTACGAAGGTGAAGATCACCCGTGTATACGTTAGCCCAGCGTTTGTTTGTTGATCCAAGATTATATGTCGTATCAACATCAGGGATTATGTTTCCCTTCATACCCATTGATCCCGTCAACGACAACGTATTTGATGTTGAATTAAAGCTGAAATTGTTTGACGCGCCAAATGAACCCGCGTTATTAAACTGAATTTCTCCATCAGCACCTGCAGGACCAGCGACGATTGAAGATATTGTTACGGGACCATTTGATGATGAAGAAATAGTGATTCCATTTCCACCTATTAGATAAGAGGTACCATCAAACAGCTTTGTTAATGATCCACTTAATCCCATTAGTGCGGTTGTGGAACCGCTAGACAATAAATCTCCACCAAAAACGCTTATTTTTTTATGTGATGTTGATCCTATTGATCCAGATACATAAAAAAATGTATCACTTCCTAAATCATAGGGTGAATCAACACTGACCAGCTGTCCTGGTATTACGACGGACCCTGTTGTGTATATTGAGTTTAATGTTGTTGATTCCCAAAATTGTTTATCACAGCATCCAGCCCCGCCACCGCCTGATGCATAAACCACGGGAACAGGTTGTTGCCTAAAAAATGAGTAAGTTTTTCTTAACCTGTTTTTATCTTGTGTCATTGTAAGAGGGGTAACCCGTCAGATTTTACTACTTATCAGGTAAGATTGTAACCTACGCCAATAAAAATTATCTATTATATTGATAAAATTTGTTTATAGAATAAAGTTGTTATGTCTCCTACTTATTATGTCAGCCATGAACAACACCCGAGCTTACTGGGGTATGTTAATAAGGGGCCCACAAGATGGGTCTAGCGTTGTAGAAAATATTCAATTTAATTTGATTGATGGAAAAATTGTTGGATTCAATAAAAAAAATGGAACTGACTTTCTTTCAAACTTTTATCCATCAACAATTAAGTTTGATGGTGAATTTTATCCAACGGTTGAACACGCGTATCAGTCTTCAAAAACTTTGAACCTTGAAACACGACGATTGATCAAGGTCGCCATAGCACCAGGTGATGCAAAAAAACTGGGTAAATCAGTTCAATTACGAAGTGATTGGAATGATGTTAAACTTGGAATCATGAAAACATTGATTAGATCCAAGTTTGAAAATCCTTTTTTACGTCACATGTTATTGTTGACTGGCGATATTGAACTGATTAACGAAAATCGTTGGAATGATAAGTTTTTTGGTGTAACAAATGGCGTCGGCGAGAATTGGCTTGGAAAAATTTTACAGGAGGTGAGATCTCAGGCACAAGAAGATAGCGATGAATCTTGAGGAATTGGAGACCAAAATGTCTGATCTAAAACAAGTTATAGTAGTCAGAAAAGATTTAAACCTAAACAAAAGAGAGTTAGCTTCGACTGTCGCAAAAGCGTCTTTAAAATTTATAATTGAGAACAACGAGGCTGAAAGAGGTAACCAGTTATTGGTAAGCCTTTCTAGCGAAGAACAAGCATGGTTAACAGGATCTTTTTCTCAAGATATCTTGGGTGTAAATAACAAGGATCAGCTTGATGATATTATGTTTCGTGCAGAAGTTTTAGGAATTGAAGCATACCAAGTATTTAATTTAAAAGATGAAAAAAGTGCAGAAACTACGTGTATAGCGATAGGACCTGATGAATCTGGATTAATAAACAGATTAATTCACGGACTAAAACCGTTGTGATTTAAACTATTTCTTTATATAGGTTATAAATCCATATAAAGATTAAAAAATTTTAGATGAAAAAGTGTAAGATAACTCTGGCACCAAGAGCCAAACAAAAATTTTTCTACCTAGCTCCAGATGCAGAAGTCTTATACTTTCTTTCTGCCGGCCTAAAACCTAAAGCAGCACATTTAATGTTAAAATCTTGTCCTGAAATAGAGATTGTTTCATTGTCTCATGATCAGTGGATTGAAGTTGAGTGGAATGGTTGCCAAAACATATTTGAGGACAATGATACGTTTAAATCAAATTTTGTAAGAATTGTTAAAGCATCTAAATTGTCTATGAGCGAAGAATCAGATTCGCTTGTATCATTACACTTCGGTTGGTTGCTCGGTGATCAACTAAAATTTGTTACTCATAAAAGTAGTGGAATGAATGTAAAGATGCTGACCGAGGAAGATGAACAGTTTAACTTTAGGGAATTATTTCAAGACAATGAAACTCCAGAAGAGGTAATTAATTCATCAAAACAAACAGTTTTTAGTTGATGATTAAGTTGTAGATATCTTGTATAAAGATAACCGTCCTGTTAAAGTTCCAGCCGTTGATGCTATACCAATAGATGAAATTGAACGTTTTGTTGTAAATGCAGCGTGAACTTTTTGTAATCTCAAAGATCCGCCCCCGTCAGTTGCGTCATTGATCGCCTCAATGATAAAGAGAGGTGCGAAAGTACTGCCGCGTGAGTCTGCAATAATTGTGCAAGTAAACGCGAATCTTTCACCAGATGATACAGAGCTTTCAAATGGCATTGAAAGTTTTGTATAAAACCATCCGCCGGCTGGTGATGTTGAAACCGTTGTATTCGTAATATACGTTCCTTTCATTACGTTTCCAGTATCACCATTGGGATAAATTTCTATCATAGCCCCTGTTGAAACTGACAGTTCACCAGTTAGCAAATATTGTTTATCTATATCACCGCTCAACCCAGAAAATGTTTGTGTTCCAGAAGCTGAAGATAATGTTTTTGTCTCCACGAGAATAAGAGCGCCTGAACTGCCTGGGGTTCCTGCAGTTCCTTGGTATCCCTGTGGACCTTGAGCACCATTGGCTCCTGTAAGGCCTTGATAACCTTGAGGACCTTGAGAACCTGTTGAACCACTAGTTCCAGGAACGCCTTGATTTCCTTGATTACCCTGAGGTCCCTGAGATCCAACTCCTCCAGATGCTTGAATATTAATTGTTGACCAATCTTTACCATTCCAACTAAGTTGTAATGAACCATAGTTTGTTGTTATTGATTGATAACTTGAATTATCTATCGTAAACGATGGAGCATAAATCCTTATTGGTATTGTACCAGCAATGCCAGAAAAATCTTTAACAATAACCAGTTGTCCAACTTTATGTGCTTTTGGAAGATTAACGGTTACGTAGCTAGGCCTTGGTGTTTCACTACTTGTCTTAATTAAAGCAACAGTGTATTCAACGTCTAGATTGATTATCCATCCATTTCTTTTTGAAACGTTATATTCTTTTCTAGATGTAGAAAAAGCGCCAGTAACCGTCAATCCACTGGGCAATTGATTTATGCCCACCTGTGTATTTGATGGAATTATTACTGCTTCAACGTTTTTACTCAGTTGATTTTTTACAACTATAAATGTTGATTCATCTATTCTTTTTTTTATCATTGACATGATTTAATTAAATGTTAACGTTAATCAATGATAGATTTGTCATTGTTGAATCACTTGTACGATTACGTTGTTCAAGATCAAAATAAGGTAAGGAAGAAGTTGCATACTGGCTTAGATTTTGAGATTGTGAATCATAAGGATTCATTAAATTTTCATTTGAGTCTAGAAACTTTACAGTTATTGGACCTTGATCTGTTGCAGAATTTGATAACCCATTTTCAGAATCATTAATGTATGCTGTGTAAATACGTTGTTCTAACATATCACGGAATTGACCATATCTTCCTTGTCTAAAATATGCACAAGAAAAATCAGGTAGTCCATTATATAACCCATATTTCCACCCTCTGATGATGGGCCCTGTACACCATACGCTTCCAGAAACACTTTCATAACCATTTAAACCGCCAAATCGATGCTCGGTTGCCTTATTTTTTCTAAATTCTGGCCAATTATATGTCCCTCTTCTCGTGTATCCTGTCGGATCATTTGCTGAAACCATTGTTTTGTCATAAAAAACTGTGATAGAATCACCAAACCCAAACAAAACCTTGTTAAGATCTCTTGGTTCACAAGAGCCTGTTGACGTAAAAATGTTTCCAAATCCATCATCTATTGATGATTGTAGATCAACATCGGCTGCCCAACGATGATAAAAATATCCTATTTCATCTTGATAAGAATTTGATGATCCAGTTGATGGAACACCTGCACGTTGATAAATGTTATGTCTTGAAACCCTGTCTAGTCCAACAGTTCCAACGATTAAACCACTTTTTTTTACTTTTTTTATAGCCTTTTCAAAGATTGCAGGAATTGACGCTCCGGTATCTGGGTAAAATGATGCAAACAAATTTGTTTCAACATTGTTATAATTTTGTTGTTTTTCTCTACCTACTGAAGAATATCGTGGTTCAAATGGAAAAGATCTTGTCCAATACCTGTCTACGCCAGGGTTGATTGATCCAGTGATTCCTCGATATATTTCATTTGCAGGAATGTTTTCTGTTGGAACGTAATTATCAAACATGATAAATGCGTTATTCATCGTTTCAACACCGGTATAAACCCTAGATTCTCCTGGTGAAACATATGGTGATGCAGCCCTGATTGCAAAAACATCGGCACCGTTTGTTTTAAAACAATCAAAAACGTTTGGAGTTAAAGTATCATAAATTCTTTCTTCATAACATGAGTGTTTTGCAGCCTTACAGTTACCTGCTTTTTCACTGTACGGTTGCAGTCTATATGAAAGTGATTTTGAAAAATCAAGCAACCCAGTTCCTGGTTCGGGTGCTTGATTACTGTTAATAGACCCATAAACAACTCCACGGTTTGAATAAACGTAGTTTGTTATTCCATTCTTTGTAACTTCATAGAACATTTTACCCATGACGACTTGGTCATATGTTCCAGAAACATAGGATTCCTTATATTCTACTTCATATTGATCAAGAACACTTGTCATGTTTTTGTCTCTCCAACAACGACCTCGTGAATTGCATCTGATGCAAGAGGTTGATTTAGTGTATCATGAAACTCTTTTCCATTTGACACAAGGCTTCCATACAGGGTTATGTTAATACTACCGGTGGTTAACTTGATATCATGTTGAATTTGATTCATAGTAAATGGATCTGGAGCTTCGGTTGATAAAAACGCAGGTCTTGATTTTGAAATCGACAAGACTAATTTGTCATTCGGTAACAAAAGATACGGTGATACTTTTGTGCTTTGCCTCTGTATTACTTGCGTCATAATCATGACGTTGTAATTGTTGGCAAAATCATTAATGATTGTATCTACGTCCTCTGGCGGTCCTTCTGAAACGGCACCTGTCGATCCGTGATCTAATTTAACAATAGAATCTTTATAAAGATAAAATTGATTATCATACTCATCTGGGTATTTTTTACCCTGTGTTGTGACATACTCTTTGCCCAATATCGATCTACCAGATGGTTGAAATCCTATTCCTGATCTTGAAAAATTATTAACATTTAAAAGTATTGTTTCTCTACAACCATCCCCTTCATTGTTTGGTGGAGAAACAGAACTATAGAAATCTTGAATTTCTCCACCTTTATTCAACTTAAAAGTTGGGGTTTTGAACATTTCTGTTACTGCTGAAGTTCTTTTATCAAGGTGATAAATTGGGTCTTGATCCACAAAGACCGTGTCCCTAATTAAAGAACCATTTGAGACAGCGGCGACACATTTAAATTTTGCACTACCTGTAAAATAGTCGTTATTTCCCTTGATGATGCCTGCCGGCGTTCCGTACGCTAAAAATCCTCTTGGTGTACATTGATAAACATCTGAATATGCGGTTACGGCTGCGTTTGGATAACTACCAATTCCGTATAAAAACTGATAATAAGCTATTTTTGCTGAATTATCAGAATCGTGCGTTACAGTTCCGCTGAGTATCAGATCTCTTCTTTGAGAAGTCTTCCCTAAAGGTATTTGGTTATACAACGAAAAAGTTAGTCCAGGTCCACCGATGTCAAAAGGAGTTCCATCTTGCGAATAAAAGTAAACCGGATAACCTGTTGTGTTTGGAAGTATGCATTGAGTTTTATCATAGAACCAACCGGGACCAGCCTCTATAGGAATTTCAACTACCGCTTTTTCTAATAAAAATGGTTGGTTTATTGGTATTGTTATTGTTTCATCGTTTATTGCGTTATATTCTTGATTCACCTGTATGCTTTTATCATACTGTTTTATCAACAGTTCAATCTCTGATTGCCTTGTAAGATACTGTGTAAATGCTGGATCAGTTCCAAAATCTGGATTAACTCTGTTTGCTGAAGAACCTGATGAAATATTAAAGCCACAAGCGTTAAACCCTCTATCAATTTCCATTGTTCTTTTGTTGATTACTTCGCTGTAGGGTTCAGCGATGTCATAACCATATGTAAAAGACGATGTTGGATATTGCCACCTTCCTATTTTACTATTGAAATAATATACGCTTGATGAAGCACCGAATAGTGTAGTCTTGTGATCAACCCTATAAGATAACCTAATTTGAGTTTTTGATTTTAAAGGTTGTTTAAATCCTTCACCAACGTCTTCTATTGACGAACCAACTGTAAAAAACGAATCAGAATCAGCTCCTGGATCGTTTTCAAAAAGTTTATTTTCGGTGAAAGGAGATATGCTTTCTTTAAAATTTGATTCAAGGTATTGTTCGGTCGCCTGCTTGTTTATCGAACCCGTTGTTACTATGCTATCTAAAAATAAATCTTGATTTTCGACTTGCGATAATGAGGTCGGCGCATAAAATCTTGGTAAAGTTGTTGGATAGTTGATGTCATCTCTTGTGATGTAAGAAATTGATTTCCTATCATCAAATGATGAATAATCTTTACCAGATCTGGTGTCTCCTGTTCTTGCAACAGTAGGTAAAGTTATTTTTGAATCTTTTTCTCTTAAGGTTAATCTGGGTAATATTTTTTTTCTATTGTTGGGAGGTTGAAAAGTAAAAATTGCTCCCGATGAAGTTTGACCGGGCCAATTATTATTTAATGTTAAATTTCCACCGTACGGTACATCGATGTACGAAACAGTGACACTATCATACACGGAATCAATGTAAGATCCAGAAACTGAACCCCCAAGACGATATTGTGATCTTGAAAATTTATCATACCCCATTTCATAAGAAAAATCTCTAAATCTATAAGTTCCATTCGGCATAAAAACGCCGATTGTAGCGCTTTCATTTGCCGGAGATTCTGAGATCGTGATTTGATTTCTTGGCGCGTATCTATATTCTATTTTACCGTTTTCATAAAAAACAATTTCAAATTCTATCCTGTTTTTTATAGCACCAAGACTTGTAGAATACCATCTTACAATTAATCTTCTGCCGTCAAAAGGTGACGTATCATTGCAATACTGAATTCCAAATTTTCTTGGATTAACCCTTGCTAAAGGGGGTTCTATTCCTTTACGATAGCCATCTGTTCCTAGGGTTTCTGCATTGCTAGCATTTACTAGGTTTGACCACCATACTGCAAAGAAAGCATGATTTGCAGAAAAAGTTGGTTTAACTACATTTAAATAAGGCGATGAAACATCAAATAAAACGTCTGCCGCTGAAAAAGGCGAGGTAGGATCAACTAAAACTATCCAACCGTCTACGCTGACATTAAACTTATTGTAAGTTATTCCATCAAAAACAAAAGGAAATCCTATGTTTGTGTCGCCACTCAATCCAGCGCTTTGCCCCGATTTTCCTGCGTTCCCAGGTACTTGCGAAAATTTTTCTTGAGGAGTCTTAGTTAGCCCAACCTTATTGTCAACCGACAATGTTAATACGTAGTTTTCAAAGATCCTATTTGGCGCTTCTCTTAATGATTTTGGTGTAGGCATCAGTAACCAAAGCCCCCAAAAGCAATTGAATCTGTTCCTTTTGACCAAACGTCATCATAGGTCCATCCAGCAGTCGCTGAAATGTTATTTTCAGTAACATAGTTTTCAGTTGATCCTACTAATGATGAAACTGCGTAAAGCATATCGTTTGGCAAATTATCTGACAATTGTACTTTCTTTGATACATCATTAAATGGATTTAAATAAGATTTTTCATCATTAAAAAACATCATAGTCGGTATCTTTTTTACCGTACCAATCATGTCAATTAAATCCATCCATGCAGGAAGTTTATACTTAGTGTTTTTTTCAAAAACAGTAACTATTCTTGAGTTACTCATTGATATATCATCATTACCGTCCATCATTGCTGCTTTAAGAGATCTAGCCTCAAAGGGAACATCGATGCTAAAAAGTGCTGCAACGGCACGAATTGTAAGAGGTTCAATAACTCCATTGAAGTTGTAATTTTCAGTTTCATCGGTGTCGTGAGTAACGATTGGATATGTTGCAGTTTCTGAAGAAACTAGATATTCAACTGGATCAAAGTAATCAAGATCAGAATAATAGTTTTGTTTTAGATAATTTCTATCAACACCAAATAGATTTTTTCTTATAACATGTCCTGGTTCACCTGCGTGTATTTTTACATTATGTCTTTCAAAATAGTGTTGGGGGCGAGTTATTTCAACACCCTGTCTAAACTGATCAATTTCCCTCGTGTCAATTGACCCAGTTAACAGGTAATTTTCTTGGTTGCTTGCTTTAATCTTTTCATCCCTGTCAATCCCAGGACTATCATCAAAATATGTTTTGATATTTTTAGGTAAAAAACCATAAAAGAATTTTTCATCCTTTTTTGGTGTCAACAGTGTGTTAGCTTTGTTTAAAACGCTACTCATTTGAATCTTACTTATTCAGGTTTTAATTTTGACGTACCGAACTACTCGTAAACGCTAACCTGTTTTTTGCTATTAGAGTAAGATTCATTGTAATAATATTCTTGCTTATGTCTTTCAAGGACATGTGATTCTACGACAAAATTTGAACCTTTAAACACAGTTTTTCTTGGCAATAATTGTTCAATAAATGTTCCTATTGAACTATCAAACCAACTATAAAAATCCATGAATGCTTTAAAGTTTAATTTATCCTTTATTCTGTTGAAATAAACGTTTCTTAATTTTTCTAAATCAGGATAATCAGGAGAAAACATTAATTCAGGTCTTCCAATGTAGTTGGCGACTGAGTCAAGTGAAGAAAATATTGACATTATATCTTTGTTTAATGAGTCAACAAGAGAAAAATCTATAGAAAATCTAACATCATCTTGTGGCGCTTCAGACCTTGTTATTTCATAAACCGGGGCAAGCGTTGACCAAGGATTACGATTGATTAACTCTTCGTCATTGTAACCCCTTACCCTAATTTTTTCATTGCTAACTGCTTCGTCAAAATAAGGTGATAAGTGTGAATAATTTATGATTTCTGGTGTTAGGCAATTCCTATCACTCGGAAATCCTGTTCCTAACATATGCATGCCATTTTCACTAAAATCAAGAAAAGTTATTTTATTTAGGGTGTCAGCAATCTTAGTTTCTTGTTTTTGTAGTGAACTTAATCGTAGTTTTTCAAAGGATCCTGTCAAAATCTTTTCATAATTGTAGTTCTTTAAAGGATCATCAACACCAGTTGATTGATAATTTTTTAAATGTTCACTCCATTCAATTTCTGTTAACGCTTTTGACCAGAATTTAACATTTAGCATTCTTCCGTCGAATGAAGTCACTCTTGATGCATCATCTGTAACTTGTAATGTGTTGTTTAAAAATCTGTATGTAGAAGTTGTTCCTTGGGATATTAATTGATTTGTTCCTAATGCAATAAACGTTCCAGATGCATTTGTGTTATGAACAACATCTAAACTCCTAAAGATGTTTGAATTCAATGGTGATGCCGATGAACCAGTGATTTCCAAAAAGTAAGAAGACGTAGTTAACAGGTATCTTAATTCACCTTCATTTTGGTTTCCTACCCTAAGAAAGTAGGAAGATGAAATGATTGAGCCAATTGAATCATTTCTTTGACAACCAAATGAAACATTCCAAATATCTCCATCAAAAAGCGTGTTTTTAGGTAAATCTAAAGACATCTTTAAAAGAGGTGATGAGAAATCATTTCCAGGTCTAACGTAAAGTGAAATTTTTGGAGATGTTTCATCATAAAATCCAACCAGGTTTGCAACAAGACCAGGATTTTGTATCCCTGATCCTGTAACGCACAATCTAGCCATGCTTTGTGTTAATGACGTAAGTGAATCAGTCGATAAATTAAATTTGTAGTTAGATTCAAACGTCCATGATCCTGATGTAAAAAGACCATCATTTAAAGAGTTTGATATTCCATGGAAATATTGTCCCTTATTTACAAACGTACCCTCTGGGTTGGGATATCCAATTTCAGTTCTTGAAGATGAAAGAAACGGTGATATTACTAATGATGATGATATAAAGTTAACGATGGTTGTTAAGTCAGATTTTGTTTCACGAGCCTGTGTCAGGTGTTTATAAGTTGGTCCACCATACTCTCTAAACCTTAGGCTTGAATTTGGTTCTATACCGACAGATCTTAAGAATGATTTTATGCTTTGTTGGGTTCCTTTTGATCGAATCACCGAGGGTAGATTGATCAATATCCTTCTTAAGATTTCTTGTTGAACTGACCTTAAAGAAAGAGATTCATTGCTTTTTACAATGGGATCTATGTTTTCTGCATTAACATATTGATCTATCGTTGAATTTGTGAATAAAGGTGGTATATAAAAACCATAATATTTCGCAAGATCAAATAACAAATTATTTGGAATGCTTTGATTAAGATCATAATCAACTGTTCTAAGTGAATTAAAACAATCTAAAAACAACTTAACTTCGTCAAAAAATTTTGCCCATATGTAAAGAAGCGACAACATTATTTGAACGTTGCTAAGCTGACCTTGACCAGGAATTCCTGTTCCGCCGTATTGATTTCCAACATTTTGTTCTGCGTAATTTAAACCCTCATCAAATGCACCCTCCACGAGATAGTGACGTGGAACGAGTTTTGTTATTGTATTTGGATTTTCCATGTCATACGCTGAAGCGCTGGTCAACAGTTCAACATTTAAAGAAACAACGTCTTGTTGTGCAGGGAAAAGTACTGGAGATATATCGTCTCTTTCATAAATCATTTTGCTTGTTGTGTCAAGCTCAGCATTTTCTCTTAAAGAAGGGTTAAAATTAACAACATATGAATGAAGTGAATTTCCGGAACTATCCAACACTATAGAATTAACTACATCATTAGAAATTGGTGATAATGGAGGTGGGGGTTCATTAAACTTATAATATAATTTTAAATCATCGGTTGCAAAAATTGATTTTTGCGCGTATGAAACTTGTTGACCTTGTGTTCTTATTGAATGAAATAACCTTAGTTCATCTATTGTACCTGATAATGTTTGTTGAGGGGTTACATTTGTTGCACCGGTGTAATATTGTGAACCACTGCCTATTAATAAATCAGAATAATCTATGTTAAGTTCACCAATTTTTACGCTATCAGAAGAAACCGCTGAAAGATTTTCATTATTGTAAATTTTTAAATTATGAAACTTTGAATCTTTGTCTAAGGTGAAACAAAGGTGATTAAACGTACCTTTTTGCAACCGACTGGTTGCAGTCATATATGAGGAACCAGAAAAAACATCAAATTGTGCATCAACGGTTGATGTAGAAACGGTTGGATTTAATCTTACAGAAAATCCATGGTTGACATCACTATTCAATTTTTGAAAAATTATCTGTGTGCCATCTGTCGTTATGTTGGGCACCTTTAGGTGCATTTCAACGGTTAATGATTTATTCTTTGGGTTTAGTGTTGATGACTTTGCACTTGCTTTATCGCTAAGTGTTGGGAATAACGCACCTTGAATATCTTTAACAACGAGATAAGTTCCTAGTGATGGAGACGTTTCAGATGTTTGAGTACCTGAAAAGTGTAATTGACCTTTAAATTTTGGAAATCTATCAAAAACCCACTTATCAAATCCAGTTAAATTAGTAAAAAAGTTTTCTATCTCTTCTTTTGATCCATCAAAAGGATAACCGTTGATGATCTGCTCAAACGCAAGGTTAACCTTTGCTTCTGCAGACATGAAAAAAGTATGATTTTCAAACTTTGACCAGTCAATGTTAAGTTGTTGTGTTGATTTTAAACCAGTTCCTTCTGTGGAATAAGCAAATGCATCATTATTCTGGAAGTTTGAACCAGAAACGTCCGCAAAAGTCAGTGATACTGACTTTCCACCTTCAAGCGAAGATTTTAAGAATGAAGGAATGTATTGTGAGGCTGTGTAGTTTGCCATCTTCAGCTGACCTGTGTATCACTGATGTTAAATGTGTTTGAAACAGACTTAAATATTTTTTTTGTTGATCCTAATTGCAATAACACATCAATTACATAGCTTCTTTCTTTGGTTAAGTTTGATGTGTCTAATGAAAAGTACATTCCAACGTTGTCACTGCTTACTCTTGTAGAACCGTTATTCTCATCAAACGGAATAACAATTTCATTTGTTAAAGCATCTCTGACCTGATAATAAGATTTTCTTACAACTAGACTGGGCATTTCAATTGGAACTTTTACAAGCTTTATTTTTGGTGACGTGTAATCAAAAATATTAACACGAACTGAAACAGTTTCATCACTTCTGTGAAATGATTGTAATCCGACTGTTGTTACGACGTAATTTTTAAAGTCTATTTGGTTTCCATCTCTTTGTGGACCATATACCTTTAATTTACTTCCTGTCAAATACGGTAAACTTCCGTCTAAAGAATACCAAACTGGTGTGAACGTTACTGAGCCGGATGTTAAAAGTTCTTTGTATAGGCTTTGGTTTGATTGTGGTATTGTAAATGATGCCGAATAAATTCCTTCATAAAAGTTTATTCCATCACCGTGTTGTGAACCGGTGAAAAATAGTTCATAGTTTCCAACACCCGAAACATTAGTTATGAGTTTAAGAAGCAAACAATTTGTTCCTGAAACAAATGTTGACCCGCTTAAAATGTTTGATGGTTCACCATGTGAATAGTTTCTTAAGAAGATGCTAGAATGTTCATCAAACCTAAGATTCTGGGTATCGTCTTGTATTGAGTCATCATACTTTACGATCAATCTGGGATGTTTCGTTTCATTGTATGCAGATCTACTTGAAAATCTTTTTACAAAGTAAGAGTATTGATTTGATTCTTGAGAATTGTTTAAAGAAAACCTAAAACCACTATCAGGAATTATTCCTGCGAGCGTCGCTGAAACTATCTTTGTAACGTCAACAGTAAGGTTTTCTTCTCCACTTGAAAAGTGTTGTGATGCTTCAAGACTTAACCCTACCAGTTGTGCAGACGCAGTAATGTAATCACAAATTTCTTCTGCGCCACCGCCCTTTCCAGAACCTGAAATTTCCCATAAATTACCGATTGATGCTGATAAAAAGTTACAAGCATCATAATCAGAATAATAAACTACGTCTCTACCAGATCCTTCATCAAAGGATTTTGAAAGTGGAAAAACAGAAACATCAAAATTTGATGGTGTTGTTTGACCTCCATAAACATCAAACAATTTTACCGTGCAATTAAAGCTGTTTTTATTGATGTTTATTTTTCCAGATGAAACCAAGTCCTTTAATGGTTGTAGATCAAAGTGGACCAATAACCTGCTAAGTTCTAGGTTTGGTGTTGTTCCTGAAAGTGTTGTTCCATATAACTTAAATAAATCTAAAGTTCCTGCTGAACCAACATTAGATTTTGTTTTTGAAACGTTAGATCCACCACTTTTAATGAATCTATTTGTTATGTAAGCGTCTTTGTCAGCTTTTAAAATTTTATACATATCACAAAGACGTCCTTCCTATGATATCTGTTTCTGGAAATCTAAATTCAAATATTCCGCCCGGAGGGGGATATAACAAACCTTTTCTTATGTTTCCTTTTATGTCATAACTTACATTGCTGTATGGAAGGTTATTAATGATTCCACTTAAATTTTTAAATTCTAAGTTATTAACAGTTAAAACCCCAGGTGTCATGTAAATTAAGTTTTGTATGTCAGATATTACTATTGGTTGATCTATTGAAAAGTTTTTTGTTTCAAACTTTGAAATCAAGGATTGAAGAATGTTCTGTAAAACTAATTGTTGATTTAGTGAAGGATCAATAATAACATCAAAACTAAAACTAAGATTTACTATCGGTGAATCAAGAATCTCTATCGCATCAGTAATTAAACGATATGGTGAAAGATATTTTTTTAAGTTTTCTTTAAGGGTGTCTGAGGAATTTATTAAAACCGAATCATTATTTCTCGATAAAATGTAAAGTTGAGTAACTAACGGATTATTTGGATTAGATCTTACTGCCGCTCTAAATACGCGACCAAAATTAGCAGGTAAAGAATAAACCCTTGCTAATAAATCCTCTCTTGTTACAATTCTTTCTTGAGAGTTTCTTGCGCTAGGTATCAACAATTTTAATTCATCAATTGTTGGTGCGTTTTCACCACCCGTTGCTGGTGTTCTATTTGTAACTCCAACGCTTGTTCTTACAGAATTTCCGACGTTTAATGAAGGATTAAGAGGAAACTCAATGTTTAATTGTTTAATTGTTCTTATCGTGTTTGGTGGAACATTGTGATTTAATCCTCCACCATGTCTATAAATTACAGTAACTTCTGAGTTTGCTGCATAAACTCCCAAAGTTCTTGTATTCAAAAGTTTTAATGGGTTTATTGAAGTTCTAGAGAACGTTTTTGAATAAGGAAGCGAAATGGCAAAATCAGATGGGTCTGGTACAACGTCATCCTCTATGCTGCTGTCCTCTGATCCACCAAATATTAAAGTTGTAAACCTGCTCGCTAAATCAACTGAGGTTATAAACCTGTACGGAGCAGGAACAACCTTTAGTGCCTCTGATATTTTTTCAGAATCTTTAGCAAGGTTTAAAACATTTTTATAAACCACATCATCAGTTAGTGAGTTAACTTCATAATAAATGTTGCCAAAGTTGTCAGAAATAGAAATTATGTCTGTGACGTTTGGGTTTGATAAAGTAAAATTTTTAAATGGCTCAACACTTGAAAATGTAAATGTTTCTGTTTCTTCTGTTCCTGAAATACATAAAGAAGTTAATGCCATTGTGTATGTCAATGGAGTTCCAACTGTAGAGGTTTTCCCAACCTTGATTTCAGAAACATAAGTTCCATCAAGCTTTTTCTTTGAAAAATCGACATCTGATAACAGGTAAAAGTTAATTCCACCGACAGTTGAAAATATTGATCCTGCTTTGATTATAGGTAACGTATTAGGATCTGGTGTATTTTGTCCATTAAGTGCTGGTACTTCTATAAAAACGGTAACATCAGCAACTGCAGGCGAAGCACCGGTAATTTTCACACCAGATGATCTGATCAGTCTTTCTATGTTTCTTGTCTCTATCGCGGTGTCTGGATCTAGCTCACTATATTGGTGATCTAGATAGAACGACATAACGTCTCCGACATAAGCCGCTAGGTCAAGAAAAACACCACCCAAAGATGTTTCAGAAAAATCTTGTATCCTGTCAGGATAATATAACCTTGCATAATTCAAGAGTTGTGATCGTAAAGAGTCAAAATCTTTTGCAAGATAACTCCTGTTTCTTATCTGTTTTAATACTGTTTTTGCCATCTCAAACAACTCTAAAGCGTGTTATATTACATATAGCGATACTTGCAAACTACGATTTTGTATGTTAAGTTGTGGAACATTATAGGTTATTTTGATTTTAATGATTCCTATTTTTTTGTTTGTCTGATTATCTATTTCAGAAACAAAATCGTTTAACGTTACAAACGGCATCCACGTTGAAACTGCATTTCTAATTCTTTCTATTGCCGCTTCATCAAATGCATCAAGGGAAGAAAGCTCAGTTGTCAATTCCCTTAGATTTGCACCGAAAGTATAAAAACCAACCCTCTCACCCCAGTTTGTCAATAAAAGATTTCTTAAGTTATCGTGAACCTGATCAGCAACTTCATAGTGCATTGCAAAAAGATTTTTATCATCAAGCCTCAATGGAGTTTTTAAACCTATAGGAAGCCTTGTAACTTGAGGCGCTTCAGTTGCTAAATCAATCCTTGTTTTGCCGGAGCTTTTAAAGCTATAGGTACCCACGGTTATTAAATACAGTTAGTGTTGAATAATCGTACTAAATAAAATATTTTTATTGATTAACCGCTTGTTCTGCTACTTTAAGCATTCCCTCATAACTAGAAATTAATTGTTGTTTGTACGTTTTTGCATCTGCAGTAAAATAACCCATTGATATTAATGCATCTGCGTATCCAAATATATTCCCAGCAATGATTTGTTGCCATGCATTTGTCCGATGTAGCTTAAAAAAATCAATCCAACTTCTTGCACCTTCCTCTGCGGTTCTAAACGCCCTCCATTTACAACCTGAGTGTGTTGGAAAAAACCATAAGTTTTTTCGTTTTGCATCAGGAAGTGATGTATCTACAACGTTTAGTGTAAATGTATCTCTTATTCGTCCGTAGTCAGGGTTGAGATATGAAGATGCTTTAGGATTTTTTTCACTAACATCATACCAGCTATATGCCTGTGGGTCATCTTCAGATCTGGGTTGTTCTCTTGCCTTTGCGGATCTTAAATAAGATTCTCTAGCGTCCATTTTTGCTTTAACATTAGAATCAAAAAGTTCGTTTGTTGCAAAATATTGATAATCACCAGTCCATCCAGTCGCTTTTACGTTTCCAAAATTATATTGCCATATTTGTTTTCCTCCGGCGGTTTCTAAGTTCCAATGTGCAAGAAGAACAGCAAGTGATTTACCTCCTGGCTTTTTAAGTTCTGGTTCAGTTTCTAAAAATAAAGAAGCAACCTGTTCTTTTGTCATAGGAGTTTTCCTTGCAGGTAATCTTTGACCCAAACCTGGAATTTCTTCTTCTTCCGGAATTAAATTAAAAACCCTAGCCACCGTTCCAGTTGCTCCACCTGTCCCACCGTTTCCCATTAACTCCGCAACAAGCGCAGTTGCGGCTGCCCCTCCGGTATATTGAATTTTATCTAAATCTGTTGATGTTTTTCCGACTGCACCGGGTTCTACTGTACCAAAAATCCCAGCTTCGGTAACTGCGTCTATAACAAAGCAGGGTTTTGGTTGAGGACTAATTAAATCAAAAATAGCCGTTGGATTCTCTATGATTTTTTGAATTAATTTTAAAATCACAACTGATAATCCAAACTGTGGACTTTTCCATAGCTCGGAAAGAATTTTTTCTGGATAAGGTATTGTAAATCCCGGAGCCGGGACTGGTAGGCTTATGTTTTTTAAATTAAAAAAATATTGTGGTGTTGCATATTCTGGAAAATTAAAGCTAGGGATTGGCGGTTTAATTATTGAATCGGGGGTGCCTGGTATGAGCTTTGCTGTCAACTCTATCGGATTAAGGTTCAAAGTGTCTGCCATTAAAAATGGATTAGACGCTAATGACGCCATAGTGGGCAAATCAAACTTTAAATTATCCGGTGGTTTTCCATTTAGCTTGACACCTAATGCAACTGGATCAATAAATGGCGGCGGAAGTGAAAAATTTCCTTCAACGTCCAGAAGGTTCAATATTCCTTCATAGGCACCTAACACTTCGCTATGATATTCTGGATATTTAGATTCATCTTCAATGTCTTCTGGTAATTGAAAATCTTTTTGAACAGGTTGTACTTGGCCTCCGGCGCTACAGGGAAATAGCGTACCTTTTTCTCCGCCTTCATTTTGAATTTTTTTGTGTCTTTCTATGATGCTTCTTTTTCCTTTTTCAGTCAATTTTCCATCTTGTAAAAGTCCTAAAGCCGTAAAAACACCTGGCATATTGTCACTTTGCTCCTGTTACTAATACTTTGCTTGCCCAAGTTCCTTGTGTTGGAATTCCTGTTCCACCAAACCTTCCTCCCATGGTATTGCTCAATGGTGGTGTTGCAGGACTAACACCTTTTTCTTGAAGAACAGCTGGTGAATCCGTACATAATAAAGCCCTATCTGCAGAATCATCACCTAACCTTATATAACCTTTTTCAGAAGGTTTAAAAACAATGTCACCATTTGATTTTATAGTGATTGATGCCCAATTTGTATCTTGATCTTTTTGGGTTTTTATTGTATTTTCGTATGTTTTTGAAAGTTGATCTTGTATCTGCTCTAATCCGTCAGGCACCGATGAAATGGTTTGCGATCTTGTTTCTTCTGTGAAACCGGTTACTAAAATTTGGACATCTGATCTTGCAAAGATCCTGATTTTGTCAGATTTTATTATGATTCCTGCGTCACCATTTTGACT